ACTACAATTGATTTGAAGATTCGTTATTACGATGTACAGTTAAAATTTCTAGAAGAGATTATCAAAACTGTCGCTAACAGGACCTTTCAAATCAAAAATGCAATTGAGTGGCAAAAATTTCAAGCAGGTTTCTAATGAATGACGATTGGGTTTATCAAGATGAAGAGTTTGATGAGGATCTTCCCTATATTGAACTTCAGTTTGGTATAGAAGACTTGTATATGATCTACGACGCTGTTAAGTATCGCTATGATAAATGGCCTGGAGGACATCCAGAGGAACAGGCAAGACTTGCGTACCTCAAAGATTTCCTGTATAGAATTGTTTTAGAGTATAAATTCAAAATAGATTGAGATAAATAATAAGTAAAGAGGTTTTAATTATGGCAATTAGTACAGACACATCAGTATACGTATCTGGAATTACAACCTATACAATTGATAGTATATCGGATACTGAGTTTAAGGTATCATATCCAGTTGGTGCAGGTCACACATACACCAGAATGATCAATCGTAGTGGAGATGCTGCTGAAGATGAGAGTCGTTTAGATTCACATTTGTTGAGCGTAAATCATAAGGTTCTTGTCGGAACAATTTCCACAGTTGCTTATTCAGACCCTGAATAAATATCTATAGGTGAATTCTATGGATTATGTCTCATTTGATTATTGGTAAGAAAAACGAGGTATATCTTCAAGTAAAAGCGGAACCTCACGTATATTACGAACTGGCAGACCAGTTTACGTTTGAGGTTCCAGGAGCAAAATTTATGCCCCAGTACCGTAGCAAGTATTGGGATGGAAAAATTTGTTTATTTAATACGCAGAACGGGGAGATATATGTCGGTCTGTTAGATAAAATTACAAGTTTTTGTGAGTCTCATGGGTATACTTATGAATTCGTTGATAATAAGTTTTATGGTACACCTTTTGAGGTAAATGAGCTTATTTCAAAGGAGGGTGTCAAAGACTATATGACATCTATCAGCAAGTATGCTCCCAGAGAGTACCAGATTGAGGGAGTATACGACGCCCTAAGACATAATAGAAGGTTGTTGATATCCCCAACTGCTTCTGGAAAGTCTCTGATGATATATTCTGTTGTGAGATATCACGTTGAGCGCGGACAAAATACTCTGATAGTTGTTCCAACGACTTCCTTAGTAGAACAGATGTATAAAGATTTTGAAGATTATGGGTGGGACGTAGGTTCATATTGCCACAAAATATACGCGGGTAGAGAGAGGGAAACTAATTCCCAAGTGATTATCACTACCTGGCAGTCTATCTACAAACTCCCCCGAAAATATTTTGAACGTTTTAACGTAGTGGTTGGGGATGAAGCACACCAGTTTAAAAGTAAGTCATTAATATCTATAATGACGAAACTTGCTGATGCCAAATATCGTTACGGATTTACAGGTACTCTTGATGGTACACAAACCCATAAATGGGTATTAGAGGGACTGTTTGGACCATCATACAAGATTATTAAAACTGAAGAGTTAATGAAGAAAGGGCATGTTGCTAAGTTAGATATTAATGTACTTCTACTGAAGCACCCTGCTCATAAGTTTGAAAACTTTGAAGAAGAGGTTCAGTATATCATAAATCACGAAAGACGTAATAAGTTTATTCGTAATCTGGCACTTGATCTAAAAGGTAATACTCTCATCTTGTTTGCCAGAGTAGAAGGACACGGGCAACCATTATACGACATGATAAATAACGGTAGACTTGACGAACGACACGTATTCTTTGTTCATGGGGGTGTCCAAACAGAGGACCGAGAGAAAGTAAGGGAGATTACTGAAAAGGAGAACAACGCAATTATTGTTGCTTCATACGGAACATTCAGTACTGGTATTAACATTAAGAATCTGCATAATGTTATTTTTGCTTCTCCTTCTAAATCCAGAATACGTAACCTCCAATCAATTGGAAGAGTTCTCAGAAAAGGGAACAACAAAACAAAAGCAACTCTATATGATATCGCTGACGATATATCCTACAAATCCAGGAAAAATTATACCCTTAACCATTTGATTGAAAGAATCAAAGTCTATAACGAAGAGAACTTCAACTACGACATTGTAAACATACCGCTAAGGAGCTAATGGGAGAAGATTTTTATTGTACAGTCAAACTAATTACTGGTGAAGAAATATTCGCACTTGCCTGTGTAGATGATAATGATGAAGATCCTGTGTTGGTTCTTCAAAATCCTGTGATTATGAAACTTATTGAAACAAGGAACGGATATGCCGTCAAGGTCAAACCATGGCTTCAGATACCTGGCGATGATTTCTTTATTGTAAAACTTGATAAGATTGTTACTATGACTGAAATTACAGAACAAAAGATTATTCAGTTCTACAACAATTACTTAAATGATGAAGATGATGATAGTGATGGTGACCAACTTCTAGGGTCCTCTAGTAATCAATCTGAAGTTACTAAGAAGATGGGATATGTAACAACAGTAGAAGATGCTAGAGAAATGCTAGAGAATCTCTATAAACTTAAAGATAACAAAGAAAGCTAAAGCTCATCCTTGAAACCTCACAAAGGCACTCTACTCACATTTGGGTATCTTGTCAAGCCCTGATTATGTGTTATAATATAAACATCAAGAATATTCAATAACGTGATGTTATGGTTAAAAAGAAATCCGAGCATTATGTAAACAACAAAGAGTTACTAGAAGCACTTATTGTTTATAGATCAAAAGTAGAAGAAGACTTTGTTAGTAGATATGGTAGAGAACCTACCAAGGAAGATCGCTCAAAGCGTTGGGAAGGAAAACCACCAATCAGTAATTACTTGGGTGAATGTTTTCTAAAGATTGCCACACACCTTTCTTATAAACCAAACTTTGTCAATTACATGTTCAGAGACGATATGATCTCTGATGGTATTGAAAACTGCGTTCAATACATTCATAACTTTGACCCAGAGAAGTCTAAGAACCCGTTTGCATACTTCACGCAGATTATCCACTACGCCTTTCTGAGACGCATCCAGAAAGAGAAAAAGCAACTGGAGATCAAGACCAAGATTATTGAAAAGACTGGGTTTGATGAAGTCATGATGGTTGATGACACTGCTCTTGCTGGCGCTAGTTCCGATTACAATACGATTAAGGATAACATCACTTATAAGAATAGATGAAGATTGCCATTATCACAGATCAACACTTTGGAGCACGTAAGTCTTCTAAGTTTCTTCACGATCATTTCAAGAGATTTTATGATGACATTTTTTTCCCATATCTAGAAAAACATAACATCACTACTGTTGTAGATATGGGAGATACTTTTGACAATCGTCGGAGTATTGATCTGTGGGCGATTGACTGGGCAAAGGAGACATATTACAATCGTTTGAGAGACATGGGCGTCACAGTCCATACTATTGTCGGTAATCATACCGCATACTACAAGAACACGAATGAAGTGAATTCTGTAGATTTGTTGCTGAGAGAATATGAAAATGTAAAAGTCTATTCAGAGTGCACTGAGGTCATGCTAGATAGACTACAAGTTCTGTTTATTCCTTGGATCAATGCAGAGAATACTGAAAAGAGTATCCTTTCTATTAAAGGTTCAACTAGCGACTGCGCGATGGGGCACCTTGAGCTCAACGGATTTAGAGCGCATCGCGGTCATATCATGGAAGACGGTATGGAGGGCGAATTATTTGAGAAGTTCAAGCGGGTATTTTCGGGTCACTACCATACACGATCAGACGACGGACGAATCTTCTACCTAGGCAACCCGTATGAGATGTTCTGGAACGATGTGAATGACCCTAGAGGGTTCACAATCTTTGATACTGACACTTTAGAGCATTCACACGTTGACAACCCTTACAGCATCTTCTACAACATCTACTACGAAGATACGAATTACAAACTCTTTGATGCCACGAAATACAAGGCAAAGATTGTAAAAGTTATTGTCAAGAAAAAGACGAAACCCAAAGACTTTGAGAAATTTCTTGACAAACTTTACAGCATTGGAGTTCAGGAACTTAAGATTGTTGACAACTTTGAAATTCAGGAGAACGAAGAGTTTGAGGCGGACGATTCGGAAAACACAATCTCGCTTTTGAATAGATATATTGATGAAGCAGAAATGGACTGTGATAAAAGTATCATCAAAGGTATTCTGCAGAAAATCTATAATCAAGCGTGCGAGGTTGAGTAATGTTTCTTCTTACCCTTAAAGACAAAAAACAAGAGGGTGCTTATGCCGTTCAAAATAAGAACGGTGAGAAAGTCTTGTTTTTGTTTGAGGAAGAAGATGATGCTGAAAGATATGCGATGCAACTTGAAGAAGAGGAAGATCCTACTGAATTGGAAGTTGTGGAGGTTGATGGACCACTTGCCATAAGAACCTGTAGGTTGTATAATTACAGATACGCGGTGATTACACCGAATGATATTGTGATACCTCCAAAGAATGATAACCTTTCAAAAGATTAAGTGGAAAAACTTTCTGTCAACGGGCAATCAATATACTGAAATAGATTTTCAAGGCAAAAATACAAACTTGATCGTCGGAACAAATGGAGCAGGCAAATCAACTGTTCTGGATGCTCTGACTTTTGTTTTATTCAATAAACCATATCGCAAAATCAATAAACCTCAACTTGTCAACACTTCCAATGAAAGGGAGTGTATAGTTGAAATTGAGTTCTCTGTAAACTCTCGTCAATACCTGGTTCGTCGGGGTATCAAACCCAGTGTATTTGACATTGTTGTGAATGGAACTAAGTTGCATCAGGAAGCAGATGATCGCTCCATGCAACGTATTCTTGAAGAAAATATTCTCAAGTTAAATTATAAATCGTTTACTCAGATTGTAATTCTGGGTTCTGCTGGGTTCACTCCGTTTATGCAACTTAGTACATCTCAACGTCGTGAAGTTATTGAGGATTTGCTTGACATTCGCATCTTCTCTGCGATGAATAATATCGTTAAGGATACTATCAAAGAAAAGAAGGGTCTGGTTAAGTCTCTTGATTTGAAGAGAGAAAATCTCAAAGATAAGATGAAGATGCAGAGCAACTTCATTGAAGAACTTGAGAATCGTGGTAAAGAAAATATCAAATCCAACAAAGAAAAAATCACTTCTCTGATGGGAGAGGTTGATGAGTATATTGAGACGAACACTTCTCTTGAAGAAGATGTAAAGAGTAAAACTGAGAAGCAAGAGGCGGTTACTGGCGCGAGGCAAAAGTTATCAAAACTAAACAATCTGAAGGGCAAAATCTCTCAAAAGGTAGGCACAATTACCAAAGAACACCAGTTCTTCACTGAGAATACGGTATGCCCTACCTGTCAGCAGGATATAGCGGAAGAGTTTCGCTTAAATAGAATTAGTGACGCTCAAAATAAAGCAAAGGAACTAAAGGAAGGTTACGATGAACTCGTTAACGCCATTAAGTTCGAACAAGATAGAGAGCGTCAATTCAACGACCTATCGCAGGAGATCACTAGTCTAACGCATGACATTTCTCAGAACAATACTCGGATTAACCTCAACCAGAGACAGATACGAGAACTTGAACATGAAATTCAAACTATTGCCAGTAACTTACAGAACAGAAATACTGAACATGAGAAGTTAGAAGAGTTTAAAACTAATCTCCACAAGACAATTGAAGAATTAGCAGACAAAAAACAAGAAATCGTCTATCACGATTTTGCCTATTCCCTTCTAAAGGATGACGGCGTAAAAACAAAAATTATCAAGAAGTATCTCCCATTCATCAATCAACAGGTTAATCGTTATCTTCAGATGATGGATTTTTATATTAACTTCCATCTGAACGAAGAATTCAGCGAGTCCATCAAGTCCCCTATTCACGAAGACTTTTCTTATAGTTCTTTTAGTGAGGGCGAAAAGATGAGAATAGACCTTGCCCTACTCTTCACCTGGCGTGAGGTAGCGCGTGTCAAAAACTCCGCTAACACTAACCTGTTGATTATGGATGAGGTGTTTGATTCATCTCTTGATGGTTTTGGAACCGACGAGTTCCTAAAAATTATTCGCTTTGTTATAAGGGAC